TGAGGTAGGTGTGGAAGATGCGTTGCCAATGAATACAACTGCCGTTCCTGAACCATAAGAAAATGCTCCTGCTGCCAAAGTAACATTTCGGCCACCATCTAATCGCAAAGTTGTTTGACCAGAAGTATTTAGATATGCGGCAGATTGCACTTGTGCAAATGATGCTCCACCTGATGAGCTAATGCTTGCTAACGCAGTTGCACCTGAGTTTTGCCATTCTTGTAGGTTTGCTGACTGAGCAGCCGCACCTCTGATAACTGCACCGACTTGAGCAGTTCCAGTTGATGTTACCTGAAATTGATTAGTAGTGGTTATAGCAGTTGAACCCACACCTAAATTTGAAGCTGTTGCTATTTGTCCCGAAGATGATACACGAGCAGTTGGTACACTCGTTGAATCTCGCCATTCTTGCAAACTTGCAAATTGTCCAGAAATTGCCTTTATTATCAAAGGCACGATGGATGTTGAAGCGCTGTTGATTATTTGCCCACCGACAGAGAAAGTATTTGCTGAGCCGAGAGCAGCATAACCTGACAGCGTTGAAGCAAGACCTGAAACCTGTGCTTGTGTAACTGTGCCTGAAATGTTTGCGACAGTGCCCGAAGCAAAATCTGACACTTGACTGTTTGTGATAGATCCTGAAATTGTTAGGCTTGTGCCTGAGGTTGTCGAATAATTTGCAGTCGAGGCATTAGTTGCAACAGCAACAGTTCCAGAAGTAAAATCGCTGACTTGAGATTTAGTTATAGAACCAGAGATGGTTACAGCAGTTCCAGCATTCAAAGCCGAACCAGAACTTGTGGAATAAACCGCTGTTCCAGCCTGTTGAGCAGTTCCAGCCGAAGTAACAGTTCCAGAAGTAAAATCTGAAACTTGACTCTTGAGAATACTTAATGCAGTCTGATCTAAACCTAGAATCGCCGAAGAAGAACTGCCTGTATTAGTTATCGGAGCTGTTACAGAGATTACACCTGAAGCACCTGTCGCACCTGTTGCACCTGGAATACCTTGCAAACCGACAGTAGAAGCAGAAACTTGAGTTGTAGCTTCAGTTATAGCGACAGCAACGCTCTGCTCAGAGACAGTTATATTAGTTGTTGAATCTGTAACGCTAACAACAACATCACTCATCTAGTCACATTCCCTACAACAATGAAAGCACCCTGCAACAAGCGTGTAACAGAACCTGCACCCGCAATCAACTCCAAATCATAAGCATAAGAACCGGCAGACAGAGCAGAAGATTGTGCCGAAGTAATAGCCACAGCCACACTCCCCGCAGTGCCACCCAAAGTAATACCTGACCCAGAAGTCAAAGACAACAAATATGCAGTTGAATCAGCTGCTTCACGAACCTGCATAGCAGCAGAATAACCCGTCAAATTCAAGGCTGTGCTCGACTGAGTGATAGTAAAAGTTCTATCCCAATCCGCACCCTGATAAGCAGTGATATTGTATGTTCCAGGATTAATCATTTCAAACCTCTACTAATCAAAAAAACTGCGACAGAAGTAACAACAGCAGTAATCAAAGCAGGAATCCATGCAGTTCGATTCTGTTGCTTCTCCAAATCACGAATCCTATTCTCGTGATCTTTGCTCGCCTCAAGAATCTGAATAGAGTTAGCCTTCAAAATTTCGATGTCACGAACAATCTGCAACAGCAAAGTCTGATTAGTTGGTTTAGTTGGCTCACTCATATATTCTCCTAAATCATAAGTTTACAGGGTTAGAAGGTAAACCCTAAATTCTGGAGCGACCCTAAACGGAAAGTAATGTGATGTCTCTCAGTGTCAGCGTTACTATCTAACCCAAGCACCTCATACTTCTTAGCGACAACCGAACCTGTTGCTGAAGGTTGAAATGCGACCCTAACAACATCACGCAATTCAATCGCTAAAACACGATTCTGATCTGCACTAGACAAAGATTCGACAGCAACAACCATAGACTCAGCCCTATATTCAGGAGACTTAAAAGCAGTCAAATAACTGTTTGCAATAGTTTGCGGTTGAGTAGTTGAAGTAGTCAAATTATCGCCTTGAGTGTATTCCCGCAGTCCATAAAGAGTCACAGCAGTTGAATCCGTAGCAGTCGCAGTAGCGTTCACCCCAACCACCGAAATGCTGTTATACAGTTGCTCTGCACCATAAGCGACAGTAATATCCATAAACGGAATACCTGTGCCATTACCATAAGCAGTGCCCTGACTATTTGCATCAGCGAAAGTGTAGATAGTCGGAGCTGAGATAGCAGTTGCAACGCTAGTAATCAAACCTGAGAATGAAGCATAAGCAGTCCCACTCCAAGCAACACTATTCACAGTTGAACCAGAAGCATAAGGAGCAGTCGAAGAAGTATAAGGGTTATAGTTGCCGTCAAAATAGTTTGGCAAAGTTGCTGTGCGCTCCAACTGCCAGCCATCACCATAAAAATAATTTGCTGCACCCGTTCCACCTGCACTAAAGCGAACACTCACACCAGCAACATCTGAACCCAAATAAGTATTCGTTATAGTGAACTGTTTCCAAGCAGTAGCGTTAGCAGCAGTAGCAGCAGCAAAAGCGTTACTTTGCAGAATATTGCCATACTGATCTAACAGAGAAACAGTGCCACCCACACCACCTTGAGCTGAAAGCAAAGCACTACCCTTCAACCAGACAGAGAAACCATAAGGATAAGAAGAAACAGAATAAGGATTATATTTAGGGGGGTTTATCTCCCAAAAATACATTTCATATCGGTTAAAAATAGTATTTACTGAAGCCCAGTTAGGTGTCCCACCATAGAGAGAAGTGACAGTTGAACTTCTTCCACCCATCATCCAACCATCAGAGCCATAAGGCGCATAAGTGTCAGTTCCACCATTCCAAATAGGAAGAGTAGCGGTAGCAGTGCCAGGATAAACCATCAAATTATTGCGGACAGTATTAGTCCACGACAAGTTAGCGAAACTACGATCCTTCATAACCATTACAGCTGAAGCATTAGCAAATAAGTCGGCAGGCTCAGAGCGAGCAACATTCTGCAAATAACTGAGCACATTATCGCCAGCATTATGTGAATCTGCACCCAAAACAGTTTTACCGAAAGTTACAAGCGAATACTCTGAAGCACCAAAACTATTAGCGTTTAGAATGTCTTTGACTCTCGACCCTGTATCTTGAACTACACCTTCAGTTCCAGCAGCAAACTTAGCGTTAGAAGCTTTAAACATTTCATCTAAAGCAGTGACAGTAGCGTTCCCATCAAAACCTGCTTCCCCATAAGTGAAATCCCATGACTGAATGAAACCAGTAAAAACTCTTATACCGTTAGCAGAAACACGAATCTTCCCGCCAGGTTGAACCATCGTATAACCGCCAGTCGTATACCAGAGGATAGAGCTAGTGTTTAGCGGGTCAAAAGTTCTATCGTTATTAGTGAAAGTTATGGATAATGTTCCAGCCGAATAGTCATCTAACTGGCGTGCAATACCTTTAGAGATTGTGACATTTCCTGCATAAGATGAAACATCAACATAACCGCTAGATCCAAAACTTATTTCAATCAGATAAGTAGGCAAAGCCATTAGTGCCCAGACCCATGATATTGAGTTGACAAGCCCCAAGCAGAAGGAACACCACCATTAGTTTTCACATACTTAGAAACAGCATCAACAACTGCTTTAGGATCAGCATTAGTCGAATTAACAGTAATGTTATAGGTAGTCAAAGGATTGACATTCTGACTAGCAGGCTTACCTGAAAAATCAACATTAGAATTAGGAATAAAGTTTTGACCTACTACTGTGCTCTTTGTTGTCCTAGCATCTAATGCTGCTTGACTTGGAAGTTTAGTATCACCAGAAAGAGTCAAAACAGCTGCAACAGTTCCTACGACAGGGACACTAGTCAATTTAGTCAGAAGACTCTTACCACCGCCACCAACAATAGCAGAAGGCCCACCACCACCAGGAAGAGAGTTCTTACCTTGAATCAAAACCATAGCTTTAACTAGGTTTGCAATACTTTTACCCGCATTAGCGAGCATCATAATTCCCTTTAAAGCAATCAAAGCAGGCAACATTTTGACTAGAAAACCAGCAACATTACCGAAACCCTTCATCGCATCACCATTACCAAACAAAGCAAAGAAATCTTTTACTTGTCCGAAAGCACTCTTGACCGCATTCTTAATATCTCTAAACATCTTGCCCGCATCAGTTTTAGGGTTAGACATGTCAGTAAAGAACTTGCCAACAGTTTCAACAATTCCACCAGGCTTAGTCATCTCAGTAACAAAATCAACAATCAAAGGCAAAACAACAGCCCCAAGTTTCTCCTTCAGAATGTCAATACTGTTATTGAACTTCATAAACGGGTCTGCCTGCTGTGTTGCTGCACCGCCAACAATTTTCTCTAAATCACCAAACAAATCCTTGCTTGTTTTTAGTGATGGAAATAGTTTTTCAAGTTGTTTTCTATTTCCTACAAAGGCTTGCGAAATCGCATTTGAGACCTTTTCTAAGGGCTTACCTGTTGTTGCTGAAGCATCTAAAGATAGAGTAAGTAAATCTTGAGCTTTAT